ATCAGTAGGTTGTCCATGTTCTGTGGTCTGGTCGCAGACACACATAAGTAAAGGTCTTGTAGTAGTGAGTAGTTGTCAGTGTTCATATAGTTTCTTTTAGTTACATTTATATTATCAGAGAGGGGTCGTGGTAGTTCTGTAGGTTAGTCACGCTCAGAGCGGTAGTCGTCGTACCATTCTTGCAGTATCAAGCAGTACTCCATCTCAATATCAGCATCGCAAGGGTAAAGGGCCATGCTGTGTGGAAACTCCTTCAGGGCTTTGTCACGTCTGCTTTGGCAGATGTTCTTAGCAGTCTTGTAAGCGTCTGATGAGCGGTCTGTGTAAAATTCTAGTTTAGTCATGTTATTATCTTTTGGTTACATATATATTATCGAACACCCATCGTGTTAGGTTTGTAAATGCTATACATCGGATTACAGATTAGACAGCTGAGTCCAGATGTGGGGAGGCCAGAGACAGGGCAGGAACAGGGTCAGAGACAGGGACCAGACCACACAGGACAGCGCACAGGGACCAGGATACAGGAACAGAACCAGGTACAGGTACAGGACCAGGCACAGGACCGTGTACAGACACAGGCACAGAGCAGGGGAAAAGCCAGAACATTTACAGGGAACAGGACAGAGCACAGTTAGCAGACAGTCAGTACCAGAACAGGAACTGGATAACCCTGAACGCAAAACAGGAACAGGCACGGGGGCTGGTCAAAAGAAACAGCTTTCCGCATCGGGCATTACCGTTGTATATAAGTGTGTAACACAATACCTCTATATATCTAACAATTATATTCCGAAAGACCTATTTTGTACCCCGGGAGCGTTTTTATATCTAAGTAGATATGGTTAGTGGACTAAAATTGGTTCGTTAACTGGTAAAATGGGGCTTAACGGACTAAAATTGGTTCATTTTTAAAAAAAAATTCCTTCGGAATAGGTTCGTTCTTAAAACTGTGACGATAGGGTATTATAGTATATAGTAGCAAGCTATTGTCGCTTATTAATTACCGCGGTAACCGCGTAATCATACACGTATGCCTTTAACTAAAAACACATAACATGCCTCAGAAGCTATCTCCTCAAGCACGGCGCGATAAAGCTGCTCGTGATAAGGCTTATGCAATGACGCCTGCTCGTAGAGAAAAGAAGGCGCACGCACAAAGAGAGGCTAGAGCAAACCCTGGTGCTGCAAAAGGTAAGGATTATGACCATAAAGACCAGCGGTGGGAGTCTCCTGCACAAAACAGGGGTAACGATGGCGAGGGCACTAAAAAAGAAAGTGGTAAAAACTACAAAATATAACATGTATAATGGCTAGAATAAGCACATACCCGGTAGATACAGACGTTAAGGGTACCGACAAGGTAATCGGTACTGATATAACGGGCCTGATAACCAAAAACTACACGCTAAACGGGATTTCTAGCTGGATGAACGCTTCAGGCAGCTTAAGAATTGCTGGGCAAAATAACTATAGCTTCCTAATTGACGATGCAACCGAGGGAATTATCTCTGGTCCGGGTGCAAATGCAGCGTTTTCTAGTATTACTAGCCTAAGATTTACTAATACGTCTGCCGCTGAAGTAGATGTAAGCGCTTATTTAACTACATTGATAGGTCATAACGTTATTTTAGCTAGATTAGACAACCCGAACAACTTTGGTGTCTATGTATTAAACACTTTTACGGTTGATGCCTCCGACAACAGGTATTATGACGCTACTTTTACCTTAGTTACAGCTAACGGTAACATAACCGGCGGTAAATATTACGGTTTTGCAGTATATCCCGCTATTGAGAGCGGCGATGACTTAAATTTTACATTTACGCAGTCAACTCCAGCAACTTCCTGGAGCATAACTCACAATCTGGGTAAGTTTCCTTCTGTTTCAGTCGTGGACTCTGCTAATACGCAGGTTATAGGAGAGGTTGATTACATTGATGACAATTCACTAACAATAACATTCACCGCTGCGTTTAGTGGCAAAGCATATTTAAACTAAAACAAACAAAAAAACATGGCTATTAAATTTCTATCGGGTATTGACCTGAACAAAAACTATTTGGACAATGCGGCGATCCAGAACTTAGGTGCCGCGCCCTCTACCCCGGCAACTGGGCAGGTGTACTACGATACATCAGCCGCTCTTAAAGTATTAAGAATATACGACGGGTCTAATTGGGTAAGTGTATCAGGTGATATTACCGCGGTTGGCCTTAAGGCTAGTGGTAACACTGGTGTACAGCTAGCAATAGCAAGCGCAACTGGGCCGATACCTGAATTTGAAATTCTAACCGGTGCTGTGGCAGATGGTGAGAATTACTTAGTTGATTCACAAGCAGTATTTAATGCAATCTCCGCTTCTGGTGGTGGTACAGTAACAAGTATATCTGGTTCTGGTGGAACAACAGGTCTTACATTAGCAGGCGGGCCAATTACCGCTTCCGGTACATTAACATTAGGTGGCACATTAATTGCTGCTAACGGTGGTACTGGACAAACTGGCTACACGGTTGGTGATATTCTTTACGCGGACTCTACCACTACTCTGGCTAAGTTGGGCATTGGATCAACTGGGCAGGTGCTTAAAGTAGCATCAGGTCTACCATCATGGGCAACAGATCAAAACTCTGGCGGTACGGTTACATCTATAGCGTTTGGCGATGGTTTAACGGGCGGTACTATTACAGGCTCAGGTAGCGTTGCTCTAGATGTGTCTGGTACAGACAACTACATTCTTGTAGGTAACGATGATTCTGGTGCAACTCTTGAAGACGGCTTTAAAATACCATATTCAGACGCATCTAATGTTGTGCAGTTTGGTAATGTAAGTGATTTACCTTTTACAGCTAATGTCGGTACGGTAACAGGTGTTACTTCTGGAAATACAAATACAATCACAATTGGCGGGACCGCAGCTGCACCAACAGTTGCCGCTAACACGGCTGCTGTCGCTGATTCAGGAACTAACCTCGCTACGGGTGATCAAATTCATACTTTTGTAACGGACTTTGGGTATACTACTAACACAGGTACTGTAACAGACGTTACCGCTGGTGATGGTATTAGAATTACAGGTACCAGCACTATAAACCCAACAATTGCTTTGGGGTATTCAACCACGTCTAACTATATATTAGCAGGTGGGGCCGCGACAACAGCTGTAGGCGCGGACATAATAGCGTTTTCAGACACTAGCTCTACTAACAAAGATGTTGTAAAAACAGCGTTAGAAGACATACCAATGGCGGCTTTAGGGGCTGTTAAAACTTATGTTGATACCGCGGTTGCGGGTGCATCGTCTTTCCAAGGGGGATACAATGCCAACACAAACGTACCGAATCTTGACAACTCACCAACAATAGATATTCAGCAAGGATTCCAATGGGCAGTTACGGCTGATGGTTCTTTCTTTACTGAACAAGTAAGAATTGGTGACTTGCTTATTGCGAATAACGACTCCCCTACTACTTTAGCTGAATGGACAACCGTACAGGGGAATGTTGATTTAGCAACAACAACTGTTGCGGGTATCGCTTCATTTAGCTCTGATAACTTCGCAGTTAGTGCAGCGGGCGCGGTTACTATAAAGAACAATGGTGTTATACTAGGCACCGAGACCACTGGCAACTACGTTCAATCCATAACTACATCAGGTGACGGCCTTACAGGTGGTGTTGCTTCTGAAGGTTCCACCGCGGCTTTATCGCTTACACTGGGTAGCATTGCAGCGGGTACTGGTAGTGATTTTGTTATGACGGACTCAGGCGATGCTGGTTCACAGTACTTAACATCTATATCAGACGCAGCCGCAGCACTTAATGGTGATGTTACGTTTGCCGATACTATTACGGCTAACGCAACAGTTACTCACAACTTAGGTACTAAAGATGTAATTGTACAACTTTACGATATAACCACCTTTGATACTGTATATGCCGATATTGATCGTGCAACAACAAATACCGTGGGTATATCATTTGGAGCAACACCTACCAACAGCATCAGAGTGTTGATTCAAAAAATAGGATAATAAAATATAATATATGAAGTTTTTAAATGATGTAGGCCTAACCGCTGGGATAGAGGATAAAGACGGCGATTTAGGAACTTCTGGCCAGGTGCTTTCTTCAACGGGTACCAAGGTCAATTGGATAAGCTTAGGGTCATTAGCGGCCCTAAGCAGCGTCAACAACGGGAATTGGTCAGGCACGGATTTATCTGTTGCTAACGGGGGAACAGGGGCATCAAGTGCGTCTGCTGCACGTACCAATTTAGGATTAGGTAGTGCTGCAACATCAGCTTCTACAGACTTTTTATCAGCTACTGGTTCAGACACAATGACTGGTACACTTACCATAAACACCGCTGCTGTTCCTTTTAAATTAATTGAGAATGGTCATACTGGTACTGGTAAATACTGGAGAATACCGCTTGACGTAGGTAATATTAGATTTGATGTTGATACAACAAACACCAATGGTGACGGAACTTTTGCTTCTTACACGGATGTTCTTTTACTAAAACCAAACGGTGATGTTCAGTTGTCAAATTATGGAGCTGGTATTTTAAAGACAGATGCGAGCGGTAATATTAGTCTTGATACAAGCACATATCTAACATCTATAAATAACGGCAACTGGTCAGGTACAGACTTGTCTGTCGCTAATGGTGGAACAGGTGCAAGTACAGCAAGTGGCGCCCGTACCAACCTCGGTGTTGTTAATGATACGGGTACGCCGGCTATTTTATCAAATGGCACTACGCCTAGTTTAAATTCTGGTATATCTGCAGCAGAGGTAAGATCTCTTATAGGGGCGGGCACAGGAAGTGGTACTTCCAATTTAGTTATTGGTACAACATCGACGACCGCAATGGCCGGTAATACTACAACTATCTCTTCCGCTCAAGCTAGCGCTATAACCGCTAACACTGCTAAAGTAACCGATACAGGTACTCCCGCGATTCTGTCTAATGGTACAACACCAAGTTTAAATAGCGGTATATCTGCGGCTGAAGTAAGAACCTTAATTGGAGCAGGAACATCGAGCACAACGGGAACTACCACCGCGTCTAACACTCAGACGTTCACTAACAAAAGTGGTTCTAACCTGCAGTGGACAAATGATGCTGGATATATAACCTCTGCGGGAGACATTACAGCGGTAACTGCTGGTACAAATTTAAACGGAGGCGGCACAACAGGTGATGTTACTTTAAATCTCGATGCAGCTATTGCTATAACATCAGCTGCTATAGGTTCAACGGTTACACTTTCAGAATCTGCTGACCGTGCCGATTTACTATACATAAACAGCTCTACAAGCAGTTGGGGTGGTCTTCAGATTGGTAACACGTCTAATGAGTTTATTTTCTCATTAATGGGTAATGGTAATGAGGGTGGTATTTATGATGATGTTCATGCTGATTGGATAATACGCTGGGACGAAAACGCTGCTGTTAAACTTAATTATAACGCTTCCGAAAAGCTTGCTACTACAAACACAGGTGTTAGCGTTACTGGATCTTTAACAACTAGCTCTGACATAACGGTTAGCGGTGGCGATATTACATTAGGGGGCACGGGTAGAATCCAGGGTGTGGATACAGTATCTGCTAATACAGACGCTGCGAATAAGCTGTATGTGGATACTGCTGTCGCTGGAGTACCTGTGGGAGATATTACAGGTGTAACCGCTGGGTCGGGAATTAGCGGCGGCGGAACCTCTGGAACCGTTACAGTAAACGTAGACTATGCAGGAACAGATAATATTATACTTGAAGCTCAGGATTTATCCGGTACACAAATAGAAGATGGTTTTAAAATACTATTTTCTGACACTTCAAACGATGTAAGCTTTGGTAATGTAAATGACTTACCGTTTGGTTCGTCAAACTTGGTAATCGGTACAACAAGCACCACGGCTATGGCCGGTAATACGACTACTATATCTAGTAGCCAAGCATCAGCTATTACAGCGAACAGCGCAAAGACTGGAATCACGAGTGCTCAAGCTTCCGCAATTACAGCAAACACCGCAAAAGTTGGGATCACCTCAACACAAGCGTCAAACATCACTACGAATAATGCAAAGGTAAGCGATACAGGCACACCAGCGATATTAAGTAACGGGTCAACTCCTTCATTAAATAGTGGTATATCTGCCGCGGAGGTTAGGAGTCTTATAGGGGCTGGAACTGGTAGCTCAAATTTAGCTATAGGTACAACGTCTTCAACGGCAATGGCCGGTAATACTACAACTATATCTAGTGGTCAAGCATCGGCTATAACCGCTAACACAGCCAAAACTGGTATCACATCCTCACAAGCATCCGCTATTACAGCGAACACAGCCAAAACCGGTATTACATCCTCACAAGCTAGTGCTATTACTGCAAACTCTGCCAAAACTGGTATAACATCTTCACAGGCATCCGCCATTACTGCTAATACCGCTAAAGTATCCGATACAGGCACGCCGGCTATTTTGTCTAACGGTTCTGAACCAGAGTTAAACACAAATATGAGCGGTTCGCAAATTAGAGATCTTATAGGTGCGGGTACTTCAAGTCTAGCTATAGGCACAACGGCGTCAACCGCAAAGGCAGGTAACATAACAACAATTACCTCAGGACAGGCGACTGCTATTACCGCTAATACCGCTAAGACTGGTATAACATCTTCGCAGGCTTCCGCGATAACGGCTAACACCGCTAAGGTTAGTATGGTGATAGGCTCTTCGGAAGAAGAAGCAATGGCGGGTGATACTAGGACTATCACTTCTGCAGAGATTACTGCTATTTCTACAAACAGTGCTAAGACCGGTATAACGTCTGGTCAAGCAAGTGCTATTACGGCCAATACGGCTAAAACAGGCATTACATCAAGCCAAGCATCTGCTATTACTGCCAACACTGCTAAAGTAACTGATTCAGGCACGCCTGCAATACTTTCTAATGGCACAACACCATCGCTAAACTCAGGTATTAGTGCGGCAGAGGTACGTAGCCTTATTGGAGCGGGGACTTCTAGCCTCGCAATAGGTACTACGGCGTCTACTGCTAAGGCGGGTAATACGACTACGATTACAAGTGCCCAAGCAACAGCTATTACAGCTAATACCGCTAAGGTAAGTGATACGGGTACACCTGCAATTCTATCTAATGGATCAACCCCATCTTTAAACTCGGGAATATCCGCAGCTGAAGTAAGAAGTTTAATTGGAGCGGGCACCGGTAGCGGTACTACAACTGCAAGCAATACACAAACTTTTACAAATAAGTCTGGTAGTAACAACCAATGGACTAATGACGCGGGTTATATAACAGGCGTAGACTGGACTGAGATTGCGGGTGACCCAGCAAACATAAATATAAGTGGTTTTAACAATGACTCCGGTTTTACCGCTAACACAGGTACAATAACAGGTGTAAGTACAGGTACGGGGTTAGACGGCACGGCGACTAGTGGCTCCGTTACTATTACCCTCGATCTTTCAGAGCTAGCTGACATGACTCAAACCATGGTTGGTACTGACGAGTTTATCGTACTAGACAACGGGGCTGAGCGCAGAAAAGCCGCCAACGAAATAGGGTTAAGCATATTTAGCAACGATAGTGGTTTTATAACAGGCTTGACTTGGGAGGAAATTACAGGCGACCAGTCAGTTGTAAACATTAGCGGGTTTAATAACGACGCGGGCTATACTAGCAATACTGGTGATATAACAGCTGTTACCGCTGGTACCGGAATGTCCGGTGGCGGCACTTCTGGTGCAGTCACTTTAAATTGTACTATAGACAGTCCAGGAGAAGTCGGCTTAGGTAATTTGTCTTCTAGTGGTAATGCGCTAGCTGGTTCTTTTACGGCAACAGGTGATATTACAGCGTTCTCCGATGCAAGGGTTAAAGAAAATATAGAAACTATACCTAACGCGTTGGATAAAGTTTCAGCGCTTCGCGGGGTAACTTATAATAAGTTAGGCGAGAGTAAATCCTCTATGGGGGTTGTAGCGCAAGAGCTATTAGAGGTAATACCGGAAGTTGTGCATGAAAATAACGACGGTATGTACTCGGTAGCTTATGGTAACATTGTAGCAGTTCTTATTGAAGCTATGAAAGAACAACAAGAGCAGATTAACGATTTAAAAATTAAGTTAGATGGCTTTACCAAGTAGCGGAGCAATAAGTGTTGCTGAGATCTTAACGGAAGGCCAAGTGGACCCATCTGAAACAGCCTCACTAAAACAATTAGCTCAAGGAGCTATATTTACTATTAACACTAATTCACCTAGCTACCCGTCTTCAACCGCACCTTTTGCAATGAGTGATTGGTACGGTTATGACCATTCTGCGTTCACACCAAGCCTTTACTACTGGTTAGGTGATGGGGTTAATGATACATTGAGGTTTACTAACCACAGTAGCAATTTATTCGGCAGCAACGATGATTTTAGTTATAGCGGTTGGTTTCGTGTAGATGAAACTAGTAACCAAATGCAATGGCTAGGTTCATTTGGAGAAGCATCTCCAAGCAACGCTAACCAGATTTTTATTCAGTATAATCCAACTAACGCTAGAATGCAGTTAAGATTTAGAAAAGGCGGTGGTGGTAATTTTCATCAAAGGTTCTGGTCTATTTCTTCTACTAATAATACATCTATTACAGGAGTAAATAGTAACGGATGGTATTCTACAAACAGAGGCAATGTAAATAGTGAAGGATTTGTACACTTAGTATTCACTAGGGACAATTCAAATACAACTTCTTCAGGAATGAATTTATATTGGAACGGCACTAAATTACCTCAAAGCATTCAATTTAATTCCCGTAGTCTAGCAACTTTTAATATACGAAGCGCAGCTATTGGGGATGCTGTTGGTAGTTCACCTAACAATGCTAATGTATTTAAAGGGGGCATAGATCAAGTAAGTGTGTACAACGCGGTATTAAGTCAATCTGATGTAACAGCTTTGTACAATAGCGGAACGGTAGCAACCTGCGCAGACGCGGGTGTTACGTCTAACTTGCTAGCTGAGTATAGACTAGAAAATAATACTACAAACACAAGCGGTAATTTTCCTAGCTTAGTAAATACCGGGGGTACATTCCAACAATATTAATATGAATATATACTATTTAATGACCACAGAGCAAAAAGAAGCGGTGGAGGCAGAAGTGTTGTTTCAAGAGCCTTATAGCAATATTACTACTGACAAATGGATAGTAGAATGTACGGTTACTGGGCTAGATTGTATAACAGAATATGCTAGTGCTGGAGAGTGCAGAGAATATGTTGTAGAAAATTTAAGCGAATGGGATGACCTTTATGGGGTTTAATTAATACAGATACATTATGAGCAAATTATTAAAGCTGCTTACAGGCAACCCAATCGGGTTGATAGACAAAGCCGTTGACATTGCAGATAAGTTTATAGAAACGCCTGAAGAGAAAAAAGCTTTTATTGAAAAAGCATACGAGCAAGAGGTAGAAGACCGTCGCGCTGCACGCGATCTAGGGAAGAATAAATCAACACCTGACATACTTACATATGTAACGTTAGTTATTGCGTTAGGATTGGCTACAGCTATCTTCACGGACTTCCTGGACTGGAAAAACCTTACTGAAGTACAAAAAGGATTAATAACCACATTTAGCGGTTTCTTTTTGCGCACGTTGGGGGATGTTTATGGTTATTGGTTTGGCTCTTCAATGGGCTCTACCGATAAGACTAAAGACTTAACTAAACTAATGCGCAAGTAATTATAGAATAATAAGTATAAACAAAATAATATTATGGCACTAGATCCATTATCAGTAAATTCAAAAATAGCTGTTTACAACAATGACATTAGCTTAACGGACAAAACCGCTGCACCAAAATCGCAGGGGGTAACAGCCGCGGATTTAAACGGGTTTGTATCAGTAGATGCAGCAGCACCAGATAGCGCTATCGGATTAAAAGGAGATTTTTCTTTTAATGACGCAGACAATAAAATTTATGTATGTGTTAGTTCTTTTGGTAGTATCTACCCAGGCCGTGTAATTCCGGCTATTTCAGCGCCAACGGGTGCGACAGCGGGTGCATATACCGGTATTGTTCCAACAGGTGGTTCAGGTACAGGGTTGGTTGTAACTATTGTAATGGCCGATGCAACAACCGTAACCAGCATTACATCAACAACAGCAGGTTCTGGGTATAAAAACACTGATGTGCTTACTATACCGGCGCAAGTAGTTGGGAGTTCCTCGACTACATTTACCGCGTCACCAAACATTGCCGCTATTGCAGCAGAATACAAATCAGTAACATTAACTTAATAACCAATAACTAAAACAAAAACCAAATGACTTTTTACTACCGCACTACCACTGCGACAAGTGGTAACCCACAAGTATCCGAAGAAACCAAAGCGTTCTGGGAGCACGCTTCTGCCAAGCAAAACTGGCGGATTGTACAGCTACCAAACGGCTATTTCCAAACAGAATTGTTTTGGGAGGAAAGCTGGAAAGACGTAACTCGTCGGGAAACAATAACCGGTGCTGAGTCTGCAATAGACAGTTCGGTTGATCATTACCTTAAAAAGCTTGAATTCGTTAAAGGACCAAAAGTCGTTAAAACATTCGAGTAACACCAAACTAATTTAATCAAATTTAATACAATGGAATTTAATAACCCGAGCGAGATCGTTAAAGATCTTACATTTGGCGATAAAGCCAATAAAAAAATAATGGCCGGCGTCGATAAGTTAACAAACGCAGTGAAGTCTACTTTAGGGGCTTCTGGTAAATGCGTAATCTACGAAGACGCTTTAGGCCGACCGGTCATTACAAAAGACGGTGTAACCGTTGCGGAAAGCGTAGTCTTACGTGATTCGGTCGAAAACATAGGAGCCACACTTGTAAAAGAGGCTGCTAGAAATACTGTGCGTGAGGCAGGGGACGGTACTACCACAGCTACTGTCCTTGCTCATGCTTTACTAACAGAGCTTACAAAAGAAGCAAATGAAAAAGAGATTAGAGAAGTTAAAGCAGGCGTTGAAAGCTGTGCTAAAGAAATTATGGTTCATCTTGATGGTGCCAGTATTCCAGTTGAGGGTGAAATGCTACAGCAAGTTGCTTACATTAGCTGTAACAACGATAAAGTTCTTGGAGAAAAGATTGGAGAAGCTTTCGAGCGCGTTGGAAAAGATGGAGTTGTTTTAATGGAAGAGTCCGATACAAATGAAACGTATGTTGATTTTGTAGAGGGCACACAATTTGATTCAGGTCTTAAATCACCGCATTTTATCACAGACAGAGATAAAGGTGTAGCCACATTGGATAATCCTTATGTGCTAATTGTATCTTCAGGTGTTGCTAGCATAAGAAAAATACAAAGCGTTTTAGAGCACGTTGTTAAGAAAAACAGAAGTTTACTTATTGTAGCCGACGTAGAACAGCAACCCCACCAAACCTTAATAGCGAATAAAGTAAAGGGCAATATTAAGGTAAATATAATAGACATACCTGGTTTTGGTAACACTAAAGTAGATACGCTCGATGACTTAGCAATGCTAACAGGTGCCACAGTTATTAACGAAGAACTAGGTGACGATTTAGATTTAATAGACCCGCAGGTTTTAGGCGAAGTTACAAAGGCTGTTACAAACAACAAAAATACAATACTACAAGTTGATGTTGACCCTCAAACGCTAGAAGAGCGCATTGAAGACGTAAGACTTAAAGTAGCGTCTGAAACGAATGGTTACATCAAAAACAAATTAGAGCAGCGATTATCCATGCTTACCGGAAAAGTCGGTATTATATATGTGGGTGCAGATTCTAGGGTTGAGCTTAAAGAAAAGAAAGACCGTGTTGAAGATGCTATTTACGCAACACAGGCGGCGTTAAAAGAAGGTATTGTGCCAGGAGGCGGAATAGCTTTATTATATGCTTCTCAAAAAATTAAAAATAAAGGCGCGGGGTATAATTCATTGCTTAAAGCAATACGTTCTCCTTTTTATACTATAATGTCTAATGCTAATATTAAGCATGAAGATTTTTTGGTAAAACGGAATAAAGGCATTGACGCTATATCGGGTAAACAAGTTAACATGATTAAGGCTGGTATAATTGATCCAGTGCTTGTTACAAAAACAGCGCTTAAAAACGCGATTAGTGTAGCTACTACTATTATGTCCGCTGATTGTATAATCTCTAATATGCGACTAGATGAAAGCAATTAATTATTATATAATCATAGAAAAACTTAAGCAAGCTCCAAAAACAGTAGCCGGCTTAGAGTTAACCGAAAAGCAAAACAGCGACGTTAGGTACTTAAAAGCAAAAGTTATTAGTTGCGGCCACTTAGTGATCGGTGTTAGTGAAGGCGACGTAATTAGATATGATAAGCATGCTGGTCACGGTATAGAGTGGAATGACAATTTGTTTCACGTAATTACAGCTCAAGATGTTGTTCTTGTAGAATGAGATTAACTTCAGGGGACATTAGGGAAATTAATTTACTTAAGTATTACAGGCTTGTTAGAAAATGGGCCTGTAAAACTTATGGTATAAAAGACGCGGACCTTGAGCTTTTAATATATTTAGATTGTAAAGACAGGTTTACACGTGATGATTTTATTAACGGATCTTACACCTATGCTTGGGATAAAAAACGGTGGGAAAGACTTCGTAGAGAAGGCTGGATAGAAGTTTGGCGCCATCGCAATAAGACAACAATTAAGTATAGTGTTTTTAAAGTATCGCAAAAAACGAGAAGACTAATAACACGGATGTATAATATAATGCTAGGCTACGATGACATGCCTATTGGACCCTCAAGTAAATTTTATAAAAACAAATCATATACAGACAAAGTTTACAATAAAGCTATTGATGATATGATTAAAGATAAAGAACGATGAAAGCAGTACCTATTACTAAAAGAGTACAAGAAAGCATTAACAGTTACCCTGTAATGCAGGAAGTAACTATAGACGCAGCAGGCAAGGTAGCTGCTAACTTTACAAGTATTGATGACGATTGCGGCTGTAGTGGCGATTGTGATTGCGATTAGTAATGTTTAAACTTAAGAACAAAGAAAAGCTCTTTGGTATTAATAAAGAAGCGTCGGATCACGGAACTCCTGTGTTTGAGAAAGAATTAGATCCAGGCGTTCAAGCCGAGGCAAATAGAGACGGGACAATATTCGTGCAGCGTGGTATGAGCAATGGTAAAATTGCAAATGCTGTTGCTCACGAAAAAGTTCATTTAAAACAAATGCAGCAGGGTAGATTAAACTACACAGACGATACGGTTATGTGGAAGAAAGATACGCGCTCACCGGCCAGGGTGTATACTAGACAAACAATGGTAGAAGGGGCCCACAATTTACCGTGGGAAGAAGAAGCATACCAAGAGACTAAAAAATAACGGGGTTACATCGGGCGTGTAGGAAAAGGAATCGCTACCTTATTTTATTGCCCGTCCCCATTTTCATTATATTATGGCATACGTACAACCAAATTCACCTTTTAATAAGCTTAAAAAGACTACTAAGGGCAAAGGGCGACACTTTCTTTCAGCTAAAGAAGGTGCTGGAATGACAGCGGCGGGTCGTGCTGCTTACAACAGAGAAACAGGTGGTAAGCTAAAAGCTCCTCAGCCTGGTGGCGGCAAGCGTCGTACATCATACTGTGCACGCTCAAAAGGGCAAATGGAAATGCATAATATAAATTGTTCGAAAACACCGGATAAACGTATCTGCGCAGCACGCCGTAGATGGAAATGTTAATAAAGAAATAAATATATATAATGGGAACTTTTACAAATCAACCCGAATTTGCAACAGCAGTTGCTGCTATTACGCCTAGCGATACAATAGACGGTACAACAAAACTAAACGGAGCAGCACTTTATGTAGGTTCTGCTGGAGACGTTAAAGCAATTATATCAGGACAAGACTTTAGCGGTGGTGGACCAACGGCGTCTGACGCTGTCCTTTTTAAAAATGTAAGTGCGGGATGTTTTTTACCTATTATTTGCGATTATGTTTTAGCTACAGGAACTACTGGGGCTGACATTTTATCTATTAAATAAAATGATAGGTATTGGCAACTTTGTAGACTGGTGCTGTAGTGGTAGTGTGCCGCCGGGCGCAGATTTTTTACTTGCTATTAGAAATACTTTAAGTTCACCGCCTCCTGCGGGCTGTGAGGCTTTTGAAATGACGGTAACTAGAACAAGAGCCGGTGTAGATACCGTCGTGTGCCAAGTTACAAAAACTTCGGGAGTCGTTGCTAATATTACCAACCCCAACGTTCAAGTTCGCAGTACTGATGTAATTACTGTAAGTGTAACTGCTAATAATCCAAGTACAGTAGCTTGCCAGCAATCTTATAACAGCACTGAGGCAATTATGCAAACAGGAACAATAAGCGGGACGCTTACCACGAGACTACAATTTACAGGCGGGGCCGTTACGCAAACTTACAGCTTTAGTCCTGTTCAAAATACTGAAGATTTTATAAATATATACGGTATACCAACCGCATAATGTTAGTTATCAAGCAAATTAAGTGATTATAACAATAACAATAATTTAATTATATTAAACCAAAAAAAATGAAAAAAGCAAAAGAAACCAAAGTTGAAAAAATCAAAGCTGAAGAGCTAGAAAGCCTTCAAGCAATTGTGCAGCTAATTAACCAAACGCAGCTTAGCATTGGCGGGTTGGAAGTTCAAAAAATGGAGCTTCTTGGTAAATTAGACAAAGCAAAAGAAGAGCTTAATGTATTCCAAGTTAATTTGGAAAAATCTTATGGCAATGTAAGCGTTAGCTTAGTTGACGGAACCATCGCGGAAAATGCAGATAATAAGGAAGATTAGCATTGGGAAAGACTATAAAAATGACGCCATGCACTATTCTATTGGACAGGAAGTGTATGGTGGTCATACTATAGTAAATATACTGGAAGAATCTGATAAGTATTCTGTGTATATACAAAAAGGAGAATTGGTAATGCCTTGGAAAGACTTTAACAAACACATGGCGATATCTATCGAATATGATCTTAAGTGGTAATGCAAAGCGTATACAACTTTATAGTTAGCCCAAAAGATGGGCGATCTACTAGCGAAAAAGAAATAGAAGGCAAAAAACTGCTGTTAAATACAGAAGTGCAAAACCACCATTATACTAGTAGGCTTGGTGTGGTTAATAGCGTACCTAAAATTACCAACGGAGACATACGAGAAGGTGATGAAATAATAGTGCATCACAATGTGTTTAGAAGATTTAGAGACGTTAGAGGCAAAGAAAAAGACAGCCGGGCGTTTTATAAAGAAGATATGTTCTTTGTATATCCTGACCAGGTTTACGCATACAAACGCAATGGCGAATGGAATGCTTTACCTGGTTTTTGCTTTATAAAGCCTATAAAGGCAAAAGATAAATTTAACTTGCATAAAGAAGAACCTTTAATAGGTATTATTAAGTATGCTAGTGAAGATTTTAAAGCGGGAGCACTTATAGGGTTTAAGCCTGGTATGGAATACGAATTTAATATAGAGGGTGAACGATTGTATCGTATACCCGCCAATCAAATTACAGTCGAATATGAATATCAAGGAAACGAAGAAGAGTATAATCCTAGCTGGTCACAAAGCTGTTGAGGAACTTATTAAAGTTGCTAAAGAGGCTATAGTTGATTCAGATGACGATATATCCGCCGACAGATTAAAAAACGCGGCAGCTACTAAAAAGCTGGCTATATTTGATGCTTTTGAAATATTAAATCGTATACAAGACGAAGAGCGTATACTAGATAATAAACCCAAGGAAGAAAAGAAAGAAGCTTTTTCTGGTTTTGCTGAAAAAAGATCTAAGTAATGTACGAGCAGAGCTTAGTAAAAACAGTAGAGCCTATAAAGCTTAACACGCTTCATAGATTAAATAAAGGTAAGAAGTGGAAATACGGGTACAATAAAGAGCAGGATTTAATTGTTATAAGTAAGACAGGCCAAGTCGGGGAAATAATAGATATACAAGGATTGGTTGTAGGTTTACCGCCAGTCCCTAAAAACTTAAATAAGGGAGCTAACAGATGGGCCGTTAAGGATTACCCAAAAGAGCTTAAAAATATTAAAAGTATATTCGATTGGCAATCTTATTCAGATGAGTTTAAAGAGAAATGGGAGGGCTACATAGATGAAGAATTTAACAATCGCGAAAACGGTTATTGGTTTTATAATAATAACGTCCCGACTTATATTACTGGCACTCATTACATGTACTTGCAGTGGAGTAAGATCGACGTTGGAAACCCCGATTACCGTGAAGCAAACAGATTATTCTATATATTCTGGGAGGCCGTTAAAGCAGACGCACGAGCTTACGGAATGTGCTACCTTAAAAACAGACGGAGTGGATTCTCATTTATGGCATCAGGAGAAACCGTTAACCTTGCAACCATATCAGGCGACGCTAGATTCGGCATACTATCAAAATCAGGTAGCGATGCTAAAAAAATGTTTACCGATAAAGTTGTACCAATTTCCCTCAACTACCCGTTTTTCTTCAAGCCCATACAAGATGGTATGGATCGACCGAAGACTGAATTGGCGTATAGGGTTCCTGCTTCTAAGTTAACTCGTAAATCTATACAGTCCAAAGAAGCTCGCGTAGAGATGGAAGGTTTAGATACAACTATTGACTGGAAAAATACAGGGGATAACTCTTATGATGGTGAAAAGTTAAAGCTGCTAGTCCACGACGAAAGCGGTAAATGGGAAAGACCTGATAATATATTAAACAACTGGCGCGTTACAAAAACGTGTCTTAGATTAGGTAGCCGCATTATAGGTAAATGCATGATGGGTTCCACGTCAAACTCTTTAGATAAAGGCGGCGGCAACTTTAAAAAGCTTTATAACGATTCCGATGTTTCTAAGCGTAATAACAATGGCCAAACAAAATCAGGTTTGTACAGTTTGTTTATACCTATGGAGTGGAACTATGAGGGTTTTATTGACGAGTACGGGCAGCCAGTATTTGACACGCCTGTCGGAAAAAGCGTTTTAGACCCGTTTGGCGACACTATTGAAACAGGTGTTGTAGATTATTGGAATAATGAAGTAGATGGCCTTAAAGGCGACCAAGATGCTTTAAATGAATACTACAGACAGTTCCCGCGTACAACAGAGCACGCCTTTAGAGACGAAACTAAAAATAGTATTTTTAACTTAGCAAAAATCTACGAACAAATTGATTACAATGATGATCTGCGTAATACTAATGTTATAACCACTGGTAACTTTCAGTGGGAGTTAGGCGTAAAGGATACCAAAGTAATGTTTTTACCAAGCCCGCAAGGTAGGTTTAAAATATCGTGGATACCTAACGCTGAGGTGCAAAACAGATCAATTATTAAAAACGGTATAAAACATCCAGGGAATGAGCATATGGGCGCATTTGGCTGTGATAGTTATGATATTTCAGGTACTACCGACGGCAAAGGTTCAAAAGGCGCGCTGCATGGACTAACTAAGTTTAGCATGGAAGATGCGCCACCTAGCACATTCTTTTTAGAGTATATAGCTAGGCCTCAAACTGCAGAGATATTTTTTGAAGACGTACTTATGGCGTGCGTTTTTTACGGAATGCCTTTATTAGCCGAGAATAACAAACCAAGATTGCTTTACTATTTTAAACGTAGAGGCTATCGAGGTTATTCTATGAATAGACCTGACAGATTGTGGAACAAGCTTTCTGTAACTGAAAAAGAAATTGGAGGTATACCAAACTCCAGTGAAGATATTAAGCAAGCACACGCAGCTGCTATTGAAATGTATATAGATAAATATATTGGGTTAAAAGAAGACGGTACTTACGGTAGTATGTATTTTAATGAAACTCTAAATGATTGGTCTAAGTTTGATATAAATAATCGAACAAAGTTTGATGCTGCGATTAGTTCCGGCTTAGCTGTTATGGCTTGCCATAAAGACATGTACAGACCAAATGCCGTTTTACAAAGAACAAAATTAAATCTCAATATTGCAAGATACAAGCAAGACGGAGATATATCGAAAATAATAAAATAAAACTATGGCTGAGTCAGTTGTAAATAATTTTTTCCCTAGCCAGGTTGCTAGCGACCAGGAGAAGATGTCATTTGAATATGGCCGCCAGGTAGGTAGAGCTATTCAATCTGAATGGTTTGGTGGCAATTCAGGAAACGTAAGATTTCAAAGTAATCAAAATAGTTTTCATGGGTTAAGATTATATGCCAGAGGCGAACAGCCAATACAAAAATACAAAGATGAATTATCTGTTAACGGTGATTTGTCTTATCTTAATTTAGATTGGAAGCCTGTTCCTATATTATCTAAGTTTGTTGATATTGTGGTTAACGGTATTGCGGACAGATCTTTTGATTTAAAAGCATATTCACAAGATCCATACGGGGTTGAAAAGCGTACTGCATATATGGACTCTATTATAAGAGACATGCAAACCCAAGAGATTAATGACTATGCGGCTGAAGCGTTTGGTATTAACTTATACGAAAACGATAAAGAGAATTTACCGGGTTCAAAAGAAGAGCTAGAGTTGCATATGCAGCTAAGCTATAAACAAGGTATTGAAATAGCAGAGGAAATAGCAATTAATACTTTATTTGATGGCAACAACTATGATTTAGCTAAAAGAAGAGTATATTACGATTTAACAACCATCGGTATTGGTGCGGTTAAAAACACATTTTCAGAATCGGAAGGGGTTGTTATTGATTATGTAGATCCAGCTAATCTTGTTTATTCTTACACTGAATCTCCTTATTTTGAAGACATATATTATGTTGGAGAAGTTAAGAACATACCGATCAACGAATTAAAAAAGCAATACCCTCAACTCGACCAAGCTCAGCTTGACAAAATAAAAGCAGCGGGGTCTTATAATAACACAACTTCTTGGAATCAATTTAATGACGGCGCCGATCGGGGTTATGATTCTAATACGGTGCAGGTTTTGTATTTTAATTACAAGACCTATATGAACGAGGTATACAAAGTAAAAGAAACGGCTACAGGCGGTTTAAAAGCTATACAAAGAGACGATCAATTTAACCCACCTGCAGATTCCGAGGGATTTGCTAAAGCGTCACGCTCACTAGAGGTATTATATGAGGGCGCTATGATATTAGGGCCTAGTATGCTATTAGAATGGGGAATGGCTAAAAATATGGTACGTCCTAAAAGTGATTACAATAAAGTAAAAATGAATTACAGTATTGTAGCACCAAGAATGTACAGAGGCCGTATTGAATCTATTGTAAGCCGCTGTACGGGATTTGCTGATATGATACAGCTTACTCATTTAAAGATGCAGCAGGTGCTGTCTAAAATGATGCCTGATGGTGTGTACATGGACGCTGATGGTTTAGCTGAGATAGATTTAGGGAACGGCACAAACTACAATCCGCAAGAAGCGCTTAATATGTTCTTCCAAACAGGTTCAGTTATTGGACGCTCATTTACTCAGGAAGGCGATATGAATCCAGGTAAAGTTCCAATCCAGCCGTTACAAACCGGAGCAGGTGGCCAAAAGCTACAAACGCTAATTCAAACATATAACTATTATTTGCAAATGATTCGTGACGTCACGGGTCTTAATGAAGCTCGCGATGGTTCAACACCTGATTCAAGAGCACTGGTTGGCGTGCAAAAATTAGCTGCTGCGAATTCTAATACCGCTACAAGACATATATTAGACTCAGGATTGTTTTTAACAGCGGATACAGCAGAGTCTTTGTCGCTTAGAATATCAGATATACTTGAGTATAGCCCGTCTAAAGAAGCTTTTATTCAAAAGATAGGTGGGTTTAATGTAGGCATACTGGAAGAACTTAATGACCTATACCTTCACGACTTTGGTATTGTACTTGAATTATCACCAGACGACGAAGAAAAAGGTATGCTAGAAAATAACATACAAACCGCGCTTTCCGCTGGGCTTATAGATTTATCAGACGCAATTGATATACGAGAAGTTAAAAACCTTAAGTTAGCTAATCAGTTATTAAAACTGCGTAGAAAGCAAAAGCAATTACGCGATCAAGAAATACAACAGCAAAATATACAAGCGCAAGCGCAAGCGAACGCACAAGCACAACAAGTAGCAGCGCAAGCGGAAATACAGAAAGAACAAGCGCTGTTCCAAACAAAAGCGCAGCTTGAACAAATGAAAGCTCAAATTGACCAGCAAAAAATGCAGTCTGAAGTTCAATTAAAGAAAGAACTTATGGCCTTGGAGTTCCAATACAACATGCAGCTTAAGGGCATTGAGGTTGATGGGCAAAAGCAAAAAGAGTCTAGTAAAGAAGACCGCAAAGACGAAAGAACTAAAATGCAAGCGACTCAACAAAGCGAGTTAATTGATCAAAGAAAAAATGACTCGCCACCTAAAAACTTCGAATCCTCTGGAAACGATATACTTGGCGGTGGGTTTGGCTTAGGTACCTTTGAACCTAGGTAATTATAGTAATAATAATTTTATAATATCTTATCATGAGTGAAGAAACTAACCCGGTAGTAGGCGTCGATGAAGACGGCACTATCAAAGTAAACATGCAAGCTAATGCCGTTCAAGAGCAAAGCACAGATGAGGTTCCTGTACGCGACGAACCCGCAGTTAGCGAAGAAGTACCAGAACAAAACGTCGAAGCAGCAGTTGAAGAATCTGCCAGAGAAGAAGAGCGCGTTCAAGATGAACAGCCTGTTCAAGAAGAACCAGTAGAAGAAACTTCTGTATTACAAGAAATTACAGACGAAGAAGTAGAAGAAGTAGCGGAACAACTTGAAGAAGATGTAGCCACAGCAATTGAAGAATCCGCAAAAGCCGGCGCAAACCTGCCCGAAAACATTCAAAAAGTTGTTGACTTTATGGATGAAACGGGTGGTACTTTGGAAGATTATGTGCGGCTTAATACTGATTACTCACAGTTAAATGAAGATCAGTTATTGCGCGAGTACTACGAAACAAAATATAAATCGTACGATAGAGAAGACATTGACTTTTTATTAGAAGACAAATTTTCTTACGATGAAGAGCTTGACGAGGAGCGCGATGTACGTTTAAAGAAAATAGAACGCAAAAGAGCGCTATCAGAAGCTAAAGAGCATTTAGATAATTTAAAGTCTAAATATTACGATGAAATTAAAGCCGGATCTAGGTTAAACCCTGACCAGCAAAAAGCGGTAGAATTTTTCAATCGCTATACAAAAGAAAGTGAGGAGGCTGCTAAAATTGCAGAACAACAAACCAGTAGGTTTAACCGCGAAAGCGCGAAAGTATTTAACGAAAATTTTCAAGGGTTTGATTACAACGTTGGAGACAAAAAGTACCGCTTTAAGGTTAACGATACTGGCAAGGTTAAGGATACCCAAGGTGACATTAACAACTTTATCAAGAAGTTCTTGAACGAAAAAGGTGAAATGTCGGACGCTAAAGGCTACCATAAATCGCTGTTCACCGCAATGAACGCTGATCAAGTTGCACAACACTTTTACGAGCAAGGCAAAGCCGATGCAGTAAAGGATAGTATGGCCCGCACAAAGAACGTTGATATGAATCCGAGAGGGGTTCACGAAGAAGTAACAGCGGCTAATGGGTGGAAAATACGCGCAGTTGACAGTGGAACTAACAGCTCTAAACTTAAGGTTAAGTTTAAAAAATAATAATCCATTTAAAATTTTACACAAATGGCATTTGCAACAGCGCCAGATACACTGGCAAATTTAGCGCACCTAACACCACGTCCTGTTAAGGGCTTGTTCGGTGACAACTATATTCCTTTAGCGAATATGGATTTTACACAACAATTTCTTCCTGAAGTATACGAGAAAGAAGTAGAGCGTTACGGTAATCGTACGATCGGCGGATTCTTGCGTATGGTGGGAGCAGAGATGCCTATGGCCTCTGATCAAGTAGTATGGTCTGAACAAGGTCGTCTACACATTGCTTACGATGATGTTAAATTAAAAACAACCAGCACTTTAGAGATTACTCAAACAGCCGCTAAGCCTTCTTTGATTGGCCCGGGTATGACTTTAGTAGTTAGCCAAAGCCTTGCGGGTGGAGCTATCACTACTTTTAAAGCGTTTGTTACAGAAGTTACTGCTACTTCAGCTACTATTCAAACTGTAGGGTTCAAAGCTTATGAAACAGCAGCAGGTCTTGCTCCAGCTGCTATTGCGGTAGATTCTGCAGACTTAAGCTTATTCGTATACGGTAATGAGTACGGAAAAGGATCTAAAGAAGCTGGTAACTCATTAGACGCTTCGTTCAATCATTTTTCTAACCAGCCTATTATCTTACGTGATAAGTACAGCGTTAACGGTTCTGACACAGCACAGATCGGTTGGGTTGAAGTAACTACTGAAGCTGGAACTTCTGGCTACATGTGGTATTTGAAGTCTGAGCACGAGTCGCGCCTACGTTTTGAAGACTACCTAGAAATGTCTATGGTTGAAGCTGAAAAAGCTGTATCAACGTTTAACGCGCCAACCGCTAACGGCGGTCAAGTAATTGCAGGTACTCAAGGTTTGTTCTCTGTATTAGAAGAGCGCGGCTTAGTTTACAACAACGCTGACTTCGGCGGTGGTAATGGACTAGGTGAGTTTGATACTATTCTTTCTGAGCTTGATAAGCAAGGTGCTATTGAAGAGAACATGATGTTCTTGGATCGTGCAACTTCTTTGTCTATCGACAATATGCTTGCTGCTCAGAATTCTTACGGAGCGGGTGGTACATCTTACGGTGTATTTGACAACTCTGAAGATATGGCATTGAACTTAGGATTCTCTGGATTCCGTCGCGGTTCTTATGACTTCTACAAGACTGACTGGAAATACTTGAACGATTCAACTACTCGCGGATCTATCGGCGATATTGAAGGGGTAATCGTCCCTGCAGGTACTTCTACTGTTTATGACCAACAATTAGGCAAGAACATCTCACGTCCTTTCTTACACGTTCGTTACCGTGCTTCTGAAGCAGACGATCGTCGTATGAAGTCTTGGGTTACTGGCTCAGTTGGTGGAAATTACACTAGTGATGCTGATGAAATGAATGTTCACTTCCTTTCAGAGCGCACAATGTGTACTCAAGCAGCTAACAACTTCGTATTGTTGAAGAAAACAACTAACGCATAAGCGTTAATTTAATATTACCCTCGTCCTTTGTGGCGGGGGTAATTATTACCTTTATTTAATTATATTATATCATGGCAACAGCAAAAACACCTGCGGCTAAAAAAGCTGCACCAAAAGCAAAAGTTGAAACATATGTTGAACCAGAACCAGAAGTTCTTGCAACTATTCAGCCTGAAACAAAAAAAGTTACAAAGAAAAAAGATGAATGGGTTTTTAAAGACCGATTGTACGAACTAGCGAGCGGCAAAGAGCCGTTGGCTTACACCGTCCCTACAATGCACTCTGCAAAAAGCCCGTTACTTTACTTTGACAAAGAAAAAGGATACCAGCGAGAAATACGCTATGCTACTAACCAGCGCTCTCCATTTGTTGATGAGCAAGAAGGAACAGTAACACTAGGGCGTATTGTTTTAAGAAACGGTATCTTAAGAGTTCCTAAAGAGAACATAGCAATGCAAAAGTTTTTATCTGTACACCCGTTTGTTACATCCGGTATAATTGCAGAGTATAAACCTGAGGCGATCGCAGAAGACGAGGTTGATTGGATTGAAATGGAATTATTAGCGCTTAACGCTGCTAAAGACATGGCAGTCGATCAGGCCGAAGCGATAATGCGTGTTCAGAGCGGATCTAAGGTATCTGAGCTCTCTTCTAAGGAACTTAAAAGAGATTTACTTATATTTGCGCGTAAACAACCTGGTTTGTTCTTAGAGCTAGCCAATGACGATAACGTGGAATTAAGAAATATTGGGATCAAAGCCACAGAGCGTGGATTGCTAACATTATCAAGTGACAATAGAACATTTATGTACGGCGAAAATAAACGCAAGATCATGACTGTTCCTTTTGACGAACACCCTTATTCAGCGCTTGCCGCATTCTTCAAAACAGATGAAGGTATGGAAGTACTGAATGTAATTGAAAAACGACTATAAGTCAAATAGTGGGGATCGCTAGCGCGGTCTCCACTTTAATAACATAAAACATTATGAGCGTAAGCGTAGACACTGTTTATCAACGAGTATTAAGTATACTCAATAAAGAGCAACGAGGGTATGTTACGCCTCAAGAATTTAATCTGTTTGCTAATCAAGCACAGATGGATCTATTCGAGCAATACTTCTATGACATTAACCAGTTCGGTAGAATGCATGGAAACGACACGGAGTTCTCCGACATGCTCAACATTCTCAACGAAAAAATAAATTTATTTGAAGTTACAGGGGCAATGACCTATAGTAACAATTATTGGGTTGCGCCTTCTGATTTATACAGAATAGGTACGCTTATCTATAATAATATAGAAGTTGAGAGAATTAATCAAAAAGAGTTTTTATATATAAACCAAGCGCCTTTAACAAAGCCTACAGATGTAAGACCTGTTTTTGTTGCTAGCGATGATGGATACAAAGTATACGGCGGCCTCATTGTAAGGTCTTCGAATTCTACATTAAACGGTGCAGTAAGCTCTAGTGCTACAATTAATATATCCGCGGCTAATCCAAGTATATCCATAGGCAATATAGTAACCGGTACAGGCATCTCAGGGGCGGTAACAGTAGTTGCTATAGCGGCTAATGGTACTACTATAACATTATCAAGTGCTCAAAGCATATCAAACTCTACTGTATTAACATTCACTACGCCAGCTGCAACACAGCTTATAACTGCGGGGGTAGCGTGTAATTATATTAAAAGACCTGCACAGGTTGTTTGGAATTATACTACCAGCGGTGGTGTTGCCTTATACAACTCAACAACTTCTGTTGATTTCCCACTACATGCGTCGGAAGAAACAGAATTAGTAATGAAAATACTAGAGCTAGCGGGCATTTCAACACGGGAATTACAAGTGTACCAAATAGCTGCTCAAGAAGAAGCACGCAATACTCAACAAGAAAAATCTTAATACATGGCATTATTAAATCAAACTAGTGAAGCTTACTATCTTGGCGCCGACGGCGTTTGGAATAGTGGCGATGAAGATTACGGTGACTACCAGTTTGTTAGCCTTAAAGATATGGTTAATAATTTTATGATAGCCTATGTGGGGGAAGATAAAATTATAAGCAAAATCAAAAGAACAGACGTAGCTTTTCATGCGCAGCGTGCTATTCAAGAATTTAGCTTTGATACACTACCCTCACAAAAAGCATATGAAATAGACATACCGCCTTCGCTGTCAATGATATTACCGCAAGATTACGTTAATTATGTGCGTATGTCTTGGGTAGACGCTAACGGTATTGAAAGAATTATATATCCTATCCGTGATTCAAGCAATCCTTCCGCTATAGCGCAAGACAACGATTACGAATATACATTTGATAATTTAGGCGATATACTTAAAGCGCAGGAGTCTGAAACGCTTAAGAGGTTTAATTCAGATTACTACGGTGCACCATATAACAATCCGCAAGACAATGCGCTGAACGAGGGTATGCTTTTTAATATGTACCGCTATGGCAGACGCTACGGTTTGCAACCTGAAGCAGCGCAGATGAACGGTGTTTTTTATATAGACCAGCTGCACGGTATTGTGCATTTTAGTTCGGATATGGTAAACCGCATAATTACATTAAAGTACATTAGCGACGGCCTTGGTACAGAAGAAGAAATGCGGGTCCATAAGTTTGCTGAAGAAGCGGTGTATAAATACATTACTCATGCAATTTTAGGAACAAGAGCTAACACGCCTGAGTACCAAGTGGTAAGATTTAAAAAAGAAATGGTTGCTGCTAAACGCAACGCTAAATTACGTATGTCTAATCTTAAGATATCTGAATTAGCGCAAGTAATGAGAAACCAATCCAAGTGGATTAAACACTAATATATGGCTAAGCTACAGCATACATTTATCCAGGGTAAGATGAACAAAGACCTTGATGAAAGGTTAGTACCCAATGGACAATACCGCGATGCTCAGAATATTCAGGTAAGTACATCTGAAGGATCTGATGTAGGCGCCGTAGAAAACATACTTGGTAATACAAAGAAAAACTTAAGAAGCACCGGGCCGGATGTATTTTGGCAAGATAATTTTGGGTTACAAAACCCTGTTTGTATCGGCGTTATTAAAGACTCACAAAACGAAAAAATATATTGGTTTTTAAATTCAGCAGATTCTAGCACGGATGCTATTGTTGAATACGACCAAACCACAGGTATTGTAGCTCCTATACTAGTTGATGTAAATGGTGTGTTAAACTTTAATAAGTTAAACCTTATTACAGGTGTTAATATATTAGAAGGTTTATTGTTTTTTACAGACGATATTAGTGAACCTAAGGTAATAAATATATCGGCATTTAAAGCCGGATCAACAGATTTTGTTACACAAACAAATATTTATGGCGCGCCGTTTGTTTTAGAAAACGTTACTGTTATTGTAAAGTCGCCTAATATACAAGCTACGGTATTAGCGGAACCCTCTTTGGTTGGTGGCAACGCTACAGGCATAACGCCTGTGGAAACTAGCTCTCTACTAAACTTTAACACAGGAACACCTACTTTTAAACCGGTAGCGCCGGGCACTGTATATAATAGCGTTAATTTTTCTGCTGCTATTTTGTTTGATTCTACAGTAGAAGTGTCGTTAACAGCTCAAGCTGTAAACGAGTCAAATATTATAGAAAACTATGAGGTTATATGTAGTTTAAGCAATATTATACCTAGCGGGTTAAGTGGTGATTTAACTGTTATTAGCACTTCTTCTAACGTGCCTAATAAATCTATTTCTTGGAGCATACTGCTTATTGAATCTGATCCTATATTTAGAAACGATTTCCCTAGATTTTCTTACAGATGGCGGTATTCTAATGGGGAATACTCTACCTACGCTCCGTTTACCAAAGCCGCTTTTGTGCCTAATAAATTTCAATACCTTTCTTCTAATGGGTTTAACGAGGGTATGGACAATGTTACTAGGAAAATAACACTAAGTAATTTTCAATCCCCTGGATCGGGAGTTGAGAATATAGACATACTTTACAAAAGCACTATATCAAATAACATATACGTTCTGCAAACTATAGATTTGTCAGCTGGAGCTTTAAATACATTTGTTATAACAGATGAGTTGCTGGGCAATGTTGTCGAGTCTTCTCAATTGCTAAGGCCTTGGGATAACGTACCTAAAAAAGCTAAATCACAAGAAGTTATTGGCAACAGAATAGTATATGGTAACTATTTGCAAAATTATAATGTAAACGCGGCTGTTGATATAGCCGCCGCTCAAGTTAACACTGCACATACTAACGCGGGCTACGGCTTGCAGTCTATTAAAACTGACAGAACATATCAAATAGGGATTACCTTTATAGATGAGTTTAACAGAGAATCACCTGTGTTTACAAACAAGGATGCTTCGCAAGTTGTTGAAATTAAAAATAGTGAAAAAACTAACACCTTTACCGCACAATTAAATTCAACAGTGCCAAGTTGGGCTACAGCTTTTAAATACTATATAAAAGAGCCTACAGCTGAATATTATAATTTAGCATTAGATAGATTTTACGATTCTGAAGACGGTAATGTTTGGTTAAGCTTTCCTTCTAGTGAAGTAAATAAAATACAAGAGGGTGAGTACATGCTACTTAAGAAGCAGCATGACGCTAGCTTACCTGTAAAATCACAAAACAGGTATAAAATATTAGACGTAAGGAGCGAGGCACCCGATTATATATCAAACCAAAACGCTATTGTAGCGCAGGTACAGGGAAAAACATTAGCAACAGGTTCTGGTTTTACTGTTGGCGACAAAGAGATATCTTTTGTTGCGCCATCAAATAGAGATGCTGAAGATTTTTACAACTTGTTTAACACTCTTTCTAGTTTACAATTTACAGATGGTGTTTATAGATCCGCTATTTACAGTGTAGAAAGCGGTGGCCCAGGGCTTTTAGACTCTACAACTGTTACTCAAGTTTTTGAGGCCACTCTAGAGAAGGCTATACTTTTGCAAGACAAATGGCTGGACGACCTCGGCACCGATGTTAAATTAACAGTTATTCTTTACAATAAAAGTAATCAATTTTTACCAGAGTTTCAAGGTAGATTTTTTGCTAAAATAAACAAAAACCAAACGTTTATAGATAACGTTGAAGTTACGTTTACACAAAATTCTTCCAATATAATAGTTGACAAGTCAGAGAGTGTATTAACACAAAATACAAATACCGATACTTCTCAGGTAATGGCTTGGACTGACCAGTACAGGCAAAGCGGATCACCTTATAATCCACCTGTTTTTAAAGTGCCAACCGCTGGAGCCGCAGATTGGACGCTGACTGTTGCTATTAATATACCGAACACAGGTGAAAAAATAGACATGCTCAGGGCACTGCAGCCTGGTACTGATATTAGGTTTTTTGATAGCAATAATAACTTTAGCAGAGTTTATACTGTTTTAACCTCTTCAATTCCATCAAATGGGTCATTAACCAACGCGATATATGCTAGAAATAACCCCCCAGGCGGTTCGGGCGGTTTTTATGCTAGCATTCTAATGACCTCCTCATACGATGATACCATCGTGCCAAACGGAATACAAATAGTCAGTGAAAGAGTATCTCCCGATACAGACGTGCTGTCCTCTACTAATCCTGCTGTATTTGAAACAGAGCCTAATGATATTGCTGATGCAGATATATATTACGAAGTCGGCAAGGCTTTGCCAATTGCAGACGCAGGTAATGTTAATACCTTAGATTGGTTTAATTGCTATTCTTTTGGCAATGGTGTTGAGTCAGATCGTATTAGAGATGATTTTAATGCACCTCAAATGGGCAATGGCGTAAGAGTATCCTCGACATTAGATGAGCCATATGAAGAAGAGAGAAGAGCTTCTAGCTTAATATTTAGCGGTATTTTTAACTCTACAAGCGGTGTAAACAATACCAATCAGTTTCTTATTGCAGAAAACATAACTAAAGATTTAAATCCAACTTACGGTTCAATTCAAAAGTTGCACGCTAGAGATACGGATTTAATTGCATTACTAGAGGATAAGTGTTTTAAAATACTAGCAAACAAAGATGCGTTGTTTAACGCAGATGGCAATACAAATGTTACTTCTAACGCTAATGTGTTGGGGCAAACAATACCTTTCGTCGGCGAATACGGTATATCTAAAAACCCAGAGTCTTTTGCAAGCTTTGGTTTTAGAGCATACTTTACCGACAAAGCTAGAGGTGCTGTAATGAGATTATCAAGAGATGGTCTTACTGACATTAGCGATAAAGGCATGTCTTACTTTTTCCAAGATGGTCTTAAAACAAACGTTAACCCAAACATAATTGGCGCGTACGATTCAGACGCTGGTTCTTACAATGTTGTTGTTGGTGGTGAAGGTGTATCCTTTAAAGAAAAATCTGACGGTTGGAACACTAGATTATCTTACGATCCTGAGGCTGGTATATCATTAAACAACGAGTATTACACGTTTAAAAACGGTGAACTTTACGAGCATTCAAACGCTGCTAGATCAAACTTTTATGGAGTGCAAAAAGACACAACTGTTACACCTGTATTCAATGATGCCCCAACAAGCGTTAAAAACTTTAAGACTCTCTCGTACGAGGGAGATGAAGGGTGGATTGCTTCTGTCGCAACAAATAAACAAAGCGGAACGGTAAGCACGTGGAAAGAGCGTGAGGGCATATATTTTAACTATATAATGGGTGATGCTACTACGCTGGCTAACATTGATTTAAAAGAGTTTAGCTCGCAAGGCTTGGGTCAAGTACTTTCTCACAATGCCGGTAGTGCTGTAGTGGTTGTAAATGGGGAACTAAACGTTTCTTTACAACCCGGCGATGTGGTTTATTCAAATGACCCTGGAAATACATTAAGAGTAATAGGTACTGTACTTGTAGCTGATAGACAAAACAACTCTATAAGATTTACAAGTGCGATTCCTGGTACACCCCCTGTTAACGGGGACTTTTTATTATTTGGTAAAGATAGCCGAGTTAATACATCAGGCTTATTAGGATATTATGGCGAAGCTGTATTTTCCACTAGTAGTTCAAGCAAAAAAGAGTTGTTCGCGGTTAACTCTGAGATATTTATCAGCAGCGAATAATGCGTAATAATAACTTATAAACTAATTAAATATGTACGGTGATATAATCGGTGGCGCTCTTAAATTTGGCGCTTCATATATAGGGGGCAAGAAAAGGCTCGCTAGAGAAAAAGAAGCTAAGGGTTTGTTTGACAACGCGTACCAGGGTTACATGACCCAGGATATAAGTAATACGTTTTCAAACATGGAAAACACCATGGAAGACCTTACTGTCAATACGCAAGCAGCGGATTTTGCCGCAGCGAATCAAGCACAGGGGCTAGCAAACACCATGGGAAGCCTAAGACAATCTGCTGGGTCTTCGGGTATTGCAGCGCTCGCTCAGTCCTTAGCTAATGCACAATCACAAAATGCTCAGCAGGCTTCAGCAAGCATTGGGCAGCAAGAATCAATGAATCAAAGATTATCGGCTCAGCAAGCGGGTAGATTGCAATCTATGGAACGCGCAGGTGAAGAAAGAGCTATGGGTAGAGAAACAGAAAGATTAGGTACAGACCTTGGTATGCAACAAGCCGAACTGGCTAGTGCACAAGCCGATATACGTGCGGCACAACAAGCAAGGGCTGCTGCTATCGGTGAATTTGCTGGTGGTGTTGGTGGATATGCGCAAGTTTATGGCGCTGGTGGTGGTTTTGGAGATGTTATTAAAGACGGATATGCCGCTCTAAATAAATAAGTATAATGGCTGATAAAACTTTAATACAAGGAGCGCAAAACATAGCTAATGCTAGAAATACATCAGGTATTGGACAAGCATTTGGTGTAGGGCTAGATAAATCGATAGCTCAGCAAAGAGAAGCTAGAGCAGCTAAAGCTAAACAAGACAGAAAAAACGCTGAAGCTATTCAGAAAAGATCCGAAAAGTACTTAAACGAATGGGACGGTACGAATATTAATAACGGCGAATTATCAGAAGGCCAAATGGCCGAAGTGCATAAGGCTGCAGAGGCAATTCAAAAAGATTATGCCGCGGCGTCGAATAAACAAGCGAAAGACCCGAATAACATGGACCTCATCAACGAGCGCAAAGGTTATTTGCAGGAAATGAAAAACTTAAAATCATCGGTAGATAATTATGCTGATGGCTACGAAGTATGGAAATTAGGCACCGACGCAGATTTGTATTCTAAATCAGCAGCAAATATAGGCAATTTAGCGTTAAACGAGCAAGCTTACACTCAGCCCGTGGTTTGGGATAGAGAATCAAAGTCTTTAGCTTTACCTAATTCTAGAGGAGAAGACGGCAAAGCTTTGTTATATAAAAATGTAAATTTACCATTTACCGACGGTAACGATGCGGCCACAATTATATCTGATAAAGCAGGTGAATTGTCTGGGCCTAGAAAAAACAATCTTAGTGACTTCCAGATTAAAAATAACAAGGAAGAAATTAAAAGTCTTATTTTAGCATCAAACCCAGCGGAGGGTGTCAACAATACGCCTGCATTGCTTGCTAACACAACAATGCTCAGTCTTTTCCCCGAGTGGAAAAACATAGAATACGCAGCTACAATGACCGGTGACCAAAAAGACGCAGTGGCGGAAGAAATGTCAAACATTGTAATGTCTCGTTATAAATCTGTGGCTGAAGCAGCATCAGGCGTAACACCACCTGGCCGGGGCTTTTCGGAAACACCAACCAACCAGGCTTGGATCAAAGACGCGGGTAAATTAGCTAAGGCTAATGTTGCTACAGAAATATTAGCGCCTAATGGAGATTACGTTGTAATAATACCTAAGGGTGTGGAGTACGAGGGGTTTGAGGCAAAAGAATCCTACATGCGTATTGTAAATGGTGTTGATAGTAATGGGAACCCCATGTACCAACTAAGACCTTTAGATCAAGGCATAATTCAAACTAAGAAAAGAAAATAAAATAAAATTATGTACATTAAAGACGGTATAGAGCTTACTCCTGAAGACGTTGCTTATAACGCTTCTATTGCTGGGGTTTCACCTGAGCAATGGGTAGAGGAAAACGAATTTAATACTGTTGAAGAAACAGACCCTCCAAAAGAGGGAAAGCTTATCGGCCCACCAGTGGAGACTCAACTGCCTGGGCCAGTAACGGAAGCGACGTTCGCTGGGGTTTCCAGTTCGGTCGATACTTCTTTGGAGTCACCCGAGTTTCCAACCATGCTGGACGAAGTAGAGGTAGTCGCGGATAAAATAACTACAGAGGCTACCCCATTTTTAGAAAAGCTTGCTAGCATTAATAAAGATACCGAAAAAGAATCTATACTTGCTAGTTATTTTTATTTAAAGAAAGATTTAAACGGAGATTATGTTTTTGATCTGCCAAAAGAAATATTAGTAGAATACGGAGAGAAAGTAGCCGGCCGAGCAAACGTAGCTTCTGTTGCTTCAGGTGGAGCGGCGAGAAATCCAGATACATACGTTCCAACAATGGAAGCTGTCAGACAAGCCTTAGGGCCAGAAAAATTTAATCAGTGGTCCGCTAATATAGGAAATGCTATTTATGCAACCCCTGAAACTTTAAATGAAGTTTTTGACATAAGTGAAGTAGACGACAAAACCATAAGTACTGTTTTAGACGGTAAAAAAACGACCGCCATGGAGGCTCTAATGAGGGGCTTAAGTGACAAAGAAATATCAGAGGTTTTAGACGAAGCTGTATCTTTAGATCCGGAATATCAGCAAGCCGTTAATGAAGCGCTAAGCGACGAGCAGGGAAACCGCATACAATCCATGGAGGGAATTAAAGGAGACCGTGAGATATATACTGATTTACTAAAAAATGAATTTAAAGATTTAAAACAGCATAGTGAAGCATTTAAAGGAGCCGAGCAATTTTTCCAACAATCAATAGATAAATTTGAAGCTGATAAAAAGGATATAGAAACCCGCGCAGACGAATTATTTAAAAACTTAGAAGCTAAGAAAAAAGCAGTTGAAGGGTTTACGGTTGTCCCCGGCATAAACCAAAATAGCATAGACGCTATAAATAGCGCTCAAGATGCATACAAAGAGGCGGTTGATGAGTACAACGCATTTATATCAGGTGAAGAAGCTGTAGCATTACAAGCCTCCGCAGACGCACTTATTGCTAGCCAAACAGCATTGGAATATCAAGCTGAATGGCTTTCTGAGCGCTACACAAATCTTGTAAAAACCAACTACTTGCAGAATGCGGCTCTTAAAAACTACAGCAAACTAGATTTAGCTGGTCAAGCACTTGAAGAGGGGATATTAGGCACCGCTGCTGGATTTATGGGGATGCTGGCGCAAGGTGCCACTTATTTATCTTTCAGTAAAGGTGCTCCTATGCCTGAGGCTATTCAAGATTATTTGCTAAACTTCAAAGGTAGAACAGTACAATACAATATAGACCTTAACGAAAAAAGGGTTAAAGAATTCCCAGCAAAAGCAAAATTTGCGCAAGTCAGTAAGGGTGACATGTCGCTATGGGATTACGCAGGCGAAAGTTTAATGAATGGGGCACCTAGTATACTAGCCGTAATGGGACCACAGGCTGTTGCTTATGGCACTATTAAATACGGAAGTAAAAAAGTTATAGCTAATCAAATTCGCAAAATGGCAGCGAGAGCTACTATGACGTCTTTCTATATTCAAGAAACCGGTGGCGACTACATGCAAAGCTCGATTGCTCAAAAAAATGCAGGAACAAGATTAGTTGAATTAAACGAGGAATTAAAAAATGCTGTAAGCGGGGTTGATAAAATTAAGCTGCAAGAGCAGATTGATATTGAAACAAATAATCTTAATCGATCTGAATTCACGAAAGTCGCAAGCGCTAACACTAAAGGTTTTATAGCAAAGTATGCTGAAAAATTTGGTACTTTAAGCACAATACGTAATTTTCAAAGATACTCTGCCGCAATTGGTAGAAGACAGCTAAGCAAATCTATGGTTCCTTTTGTCCGTAATAACGCTCGTTTTATAGCTGGAGGTATTGGTACCGCGAAAGGTGTGGCTATAGGTGTACCTATAGAATTTTTAGAAGAGGGCTTTACTTTGATGGGGCATAACTTAGTAGATAGCCAAATAAACGGTATTTCCAAAAGTATATTAGAGGGATTAGATATCGACTTTGCTGTTGATGTCATAATGCCAACCCTGGCTATTATGGGGCCTAGTGCAATGGGTAACATTGGTAGTGTTATTCAAAGCGAGCTTTTAACTCGGGAACAGGCAGCTAAGGCTACGGAAATTAGAAACGAAATACACGAAATTCAAGATGCTATTGATGGCTTAGATGGCCGCACGAAATCAGCAAGAGATTTGGGTAAAAGAAAAACCGAGCTTTTTAGAGATCTTAATTTATTGGATGCTGAAGTACTTATAAAAGCCGGACAACTTGATAAATCTGATTTTAAAAGTTTAACAGATTTAAACCGCGAAATAAGCTTATTAGAAAAAGACGTTGCTGAAATAGGTAGCGCAGGTAAAATTACACAGAAAAACAGAGCTGAATTTGAAAGATTAAAAGCGGAAATCGAACAGCTTACTTCTAATAAAGAAGATATACTGCGTAAGCCTGAAGAAGCTATACGAGAAGAAGCTGAAAAAGCAGGTTTAGAAGCAGAAGGAATACTACAATTTAGTCAATATTCTGCAAACGTAGTAGTCGCTAAGGGATTTTACGGAGATAACTTTGTTGAAATTAAAGAAGAAGCCGACATTGAAAACCTTCCTGAAGATATAAAAGAAGCGGCCCGTGAGGCTTACAACGCTACAATAAAAAACGAAAAAGGCGAAGAAGTCCCTGAATTGCTGCTTGGTGCTTTTACAAAAGGTAAAGCAGTTGTTTTTAAAGAGCGCGTTTTAGCGGCTATTCAAGTAGGTGGAGACTTAGGGCTATTCGCGGCACCTGTGCCTATACACGAAGTAGGACACGGCGAAGTTTCTAAATCAAAACCATTAGTGGATAAAGGCATTGTTGGATTAGAAAACAACATGGTTCAGAGCGTGTTAAATGAAATGGATCGGTTAGCTGAAACTGGTGGCATATCCGCATCTACATTAGAAACATTTAAAGCACGTTTTGATCTGTACCTAAATCGTAGAGAAGACGGCAAAGTAGACGCGGACGAGCTGATACAACTTATAAGCGACTTAGACGCAAACGGGTTATTGCCGCCTAGCTCTTTTGATGGTATTGCGGAAATAAAAGGCGTTATTAGGCAAATTATGAGCGTTCTTATGCCGGAGGGGCGTACGTTTTTTAAATTAGACAGCTATAAAGATGTTAGATCTTTTTTATCAAGCTGGCAAAGAAAAGCATTTGGAGGAGCAAGGGCTAATACTTTACCGGAAAACGAGGAAGACGGCGAAACAAAAGAAAGTATAGGGCAGAAAACACTTCTTGGGGACATTAACGCGCTTGTACCTGAGTCTGTGGAAACTCAAGATCAATTCTTTGATCGCAAAGTCTTTAATCCTATATATAATGAAGGCAAGCTTCACCCGTCTATAGCTAATTACATCCGCTCTCGCTCGGTGAGTAAAGAAGAAGCGCAAAAAATTATAGAAAGTGTAAGTGAGCGTTTAATCAACTTTAACCCAGCCGCTAAGCGTAAATCAGGTGACGCTAAAATAACATTAGGCGAGTTTATATTTTCCAATGTCAACTTCGGTAAGCTAGACGCTAGGAAAGCTTTGTTTGAAGAAGGTCAAGAGCGCGCACAGGTTGAAAGCACAGACAGCGAAACGGCTAAGCAAGTTGTAGCCAAAGAAGAAAACGCGCCTGCTGCTATAGAAAAGCCTAAATATAAAACACTTACTAAAAGACGGGTGCTTAGCGAAGAAGCTAAATCAACAGCGGAAGCCAAAGTGTTATCTAACGTACGGGTGCTAAAATCAAGAATAGATGCTAAGGTAGGTAAAAACGTTACAGTCACGCCTTTGATTGCTGAAATAAAGAAAACTTTGGGCAAGCAGTTGGACATCGACTTTAAGAAAGAGATGGGCGGTAAAAAAGACGGCCAGCTTAGAAAGTATTTACTGCGCAACAAAGCAGCTATACTTGAGAATATGACCACTACATGGCTAATGACCGCAATGCCCAACGCTGTGCAAAAGCAGGTTGACGGGGTTTGGACAAGCAACTGGCAGGGTAAAAAAATTGACAGAGAGGCTGTGTCCACAGATAACGCTGGGCGCACATCAGGTGCAGAGCTAGTAAGAAGACTGCCTAAAGCGGCAGCAAGATTATCTGATGCTGATTACTTATCTAATGTTTTAGACGCAACAGGAGCGCCTATACGCGGTCGTAAAGAATCGTTAGCTAAAGCAATGGCTGAGCAGTATGCTATAGAAACTATACAAGAAGGTGTTGCGAATCCTAATTCTGAAATTGGAAAAGCATTCCTTGATAATCAAGCGAGAAAAGGCGTTGAAATTACAGAAACAACAGCTGTGGAGCTTAATCGCCAAGCAGAACAAGGGAATGTTAAGTTTTCACTGGGCTTAGGTGCTGTAATAGAGTATTTAGAAAACCCTAAATTTAATATTAATTTAGGTAATAATCGTGAAAAAGGAATTAATAAATTGCTTATACTTCACGGTAAAGATACTATATTCAAGCTAGACAGCAAAGAAGATATAGACAACTGGGCAAAAAGCACAACTAAACACGTGCTACCACTTCTGCCAAAAGATATATTCTTTTCTAAAGATAAAAAAGGCAACTACAAAGAAAGCGGTAGCAGCGCATTTAGAAGATCGAATAGATTCGTAGGTGAAAAATCCTTGGACGATTATTTTGTAAGCAAAATAAATGAAATGCGAGCGTTGAAAGAAAGTGCTTTTGCACCGGCTATAAAAGGCTTGGATAAAAAGTTTTCGCCGTCTTACGATACAAACATAGGTAAGGACGACGCAGTTATGCAGGCTAATATGGACAAAGGCCAGGTTGCACAATTTAATAATTACTGGGGCACGATACATCGTGTTATGTGGCAAAACATAAATAAAGCAATTAAAGCAAACCCTGATAACAACGATGTTTTAAAGGCTATTGGTAATTACATGAGTAACGTTAGCAACGACAAGTCTCACCCACATAAAATGGGCGCGGAATTTGTAGGGTACTCAATGGACGCTGTTGGCAAAACTAGTGATAAAGGAACATTCCGTAAATACGAGTGGGAGCACGCAATGCCCGCAACTAACGCATACCTTTACCTTTTAGATGCGTCTATAAACGGATTTGACTTTGACGCAGCTTATAATGCTGTAATGGCTAACTATAAGCTGATAGCTTTAGACACAGCACAAGATTTAAAAATTAAGGCTGCGGGATTAAGTAACGGTATGCCAATAGGCTGGAAGCTTACTGAAAACAATTGGACAGAGCGTTATTCTGAATCAGGTGTTGATCTTAATACTATAATGACCACTAGCGGTATAACTCTACAACAGGCTATAAACAGTCGCGGAGCTACTCAATTTAATAGTGAAATTAATACAGAAGCTTTAGAAAAAGCAAAGCAGGATATTAAAGATACTGAAAAGCAAAAGTACAAGCCAAGTTTAGGATTAAGCAAAGAGTTTAATAACATACTTGAGCGCAAAACCGGTGTTGAATCATTTAAAACATTTTCAGCTGTTCAAGCACAGAAACGCGGTGAAAAGAAAGGTAAATTTAAATTCTTTGTTGCGCCGAGCGTTGATGATTTTAGAGGTTTAGTTAACTATGCATTTGCTGGTAAAGGTAAACAGGGTGAAGCTGATATGAAATGGCTCGAAGATAACCTAATGACGCCTTATGCTAAAGGTATTGCCGCTATTAACGGTATACGTCAGCAAATAAAACGCGACTTTAAAACCGCAGTTAAAGCATTCCCTAAGCAGTACCAGTTGCTAAATAAAGAGATTGGCAAGACGGGTTTTACTTATGATCAAGCTGTTAGGGTGTACCTGTGGGGTAAAGCAGGTATCAAAGCACCAGGTTTGTCTCGGAAAGACACAAAAATACTACAAGACGCTATTCGTGAAAATCCGGACTTAATGGACTTTGCAGATGCAATGCTTGTTGTTGCCCGCCGCGATACGTGGATGGAGCCGAGTGAATATTGGTCGGCAAGTACATTGCTGTCAGATCTTAACAGTATGACCGAGAAAATCGGCCGTAAAAAATACTTAGAAGAGTTTATACAAAACGCTGATGCAATATTTACTACAGAAAATCTAAATAAAATTGAGGCGTTGTACGGTAAAGCGCATCGTGATGCAATTGAAGACTCTCTGTACTCAATGAAGAACGGGACAAACCGTAGCGCGGGAGGCAATAAGCAGGTTAATGCATGGTTGAACTGGATTAATGGTTCTACAGGTGCGATTATGTTCTTCAACAGACGCTCTGCGCTATTGCAGATGCTTTCTACTGTTAACTTTATAAACTACTCTGATAACAACCCTCTTAAGGCAGCAGCAGCGTTTGCTAATCAAAAGCAATACTGGACTGACTGGGCAATGATATTTAACTCAGACAAACTTAAGGAGCGCCGGGGCGGATTAAAGCAGGACGTAAGTTCTAACGAAATAGCCAGTATAGCTAACGCAAACAAAAACAGCCCTCAAGCTATTTTAGCTAAGTTATTGCGATTAGGGTTTACACCTACTCAAATTGCGGATAGTATGGCTATCGCATCCGGGGGCGCTACTTTTTACCGCAACCGTGTTAATACTTACATTAAGGAAGGTATGTCTAAAAAGGAAGCAGAGGAGCAAGCTTTCTTAGACTTTTCTAAAATATCAGATGAAACACAGCAGTCTTCAGATCCAGCACTAGTTTCTCAGGTACAAAGAAGCAACCTAGGTCGTCTTGTATTTGCTTTCCAAAATACACCAATGCAAATGACGCGTTTAATGAAGAAAGATGCGTTGGATATTATTAATGGCCGCGGTGACTGGAGAGTTAAAGTAGCAAGAATTACTTATTACGGAGCGATTCAAAACTTTATATTCGCATCCTTACAAAGCGCGTTATTCGCTATGCTACCAGGTTTTGATGACGATGACGAAGATCTTACTGCCGCTGAATTAGATAAGAAAAACGCAAAAGAAGAGGCTAAGATAGCTAGAGTGTTAAACAGTATGCTTGATACCTTGCTTCGCGGTTCCGGTGTATACGGCGCTGTGTTCTCTACCGTTAAAAACGTTATTAGAGAATACAATAAGCAAGAGAAAAAAGGTTTTATGTCAAACCACGCTTATACCGTATTGTCTTTATTTGATATATCGCCGCCTATTGGTTCTAAAGCTCGTAAAGTGCATAGTGCTATTCAAACAAGAAAGTTTGAGAAAGACGAAATTGCAGCACGTGGCTGGGGCGTAGCAGCAGACGGTAGATTAGATTTAGGTCCAAATTGGAGTATATTAGGTAAAGTTTTATCTGCCGCGGCTAGTGTACCGCTTGATCGTGTAGTAGACGAGCTTACTTCTATTAGCGAAGCATTCGATGCGCGTAACAAAGCGTGGCAGCGTATAGCATTAGCCCTAGGCTGGAAAACGTGGGATGTAGGTGCTATAGAGGAAAACGCTGAAGCTATTAAAGCAGCCGCTAAGAAAGAGCGCAAGGAAGCGGGGGTTGAAAAAGCGAAAAAAACCAGGACTAAAAACAAAAACAAAAGCAGAAATACAAGAAATACTTCTGCACCAAGAAACGTTAGAAAACGATAAAACTCACGTAATAATAAAATAATGAATCGTACTATAAAAAAAATTATAATACACTGCTCCGCCACAAGAGAGGGGCAAGATATAAGTGTAGACACCATTAGAGATTGGCATTTAAAAAGAGGCTGGTCAGACATCGGGTATCATTATGTTATTGATTTAAACGGTGTTGTTCATGCGGGCAGACCTGTTGAAAAAATCGGGGCTCACACTAAGGGGCATAATACTGGCAGTATAGGTGTATGTTATATAGGAGGTGTTGAACAAGACGGTAAAACACCTAAAGACACAAGAACTGAAAAGCAAAAAGATGCTTTAGATAATTTGGTTTTCATACTTGCTGATATTTTTTTCGGAGCAACGGTTCACGGGCATAATGAATTTGCATCAAAAGCATGTCCTTCTTTTAATGTACAAGCTGAATACGGTAAATAAAATGGCAAAAGAAATTTCAGAAAACACAGTAGTAGGGCTGTCCCTAAAAACTCTAGGCGCTATAATAGCGGGCGTAGGAGTAATTACACTTGGGTATTTTGACCTACAAGCAGGTATTGAAGAAGCTAAACTTTTACCACCTGCTGAGATTGGCAGAATGGAATATGATCTTAAAGATCAGCTAATACGTGAAACCATCATGAATACGCAAGATGACGTAGGCGATATTAAAGAGCAGCTCGATAAGATGGAAAAGAGACTATTTGAAATGAAGTGATATGAAAAAGACAATACTTCTGTTGATTGCATTTTCACTATGTTCTTTTGCTTCTAGTACTATTAGCAAACGTGGCGTAGTTTTAGTGCATTACAACGCGAGCTTCAACTCCGCAAATAATTATGTGGACGTTGTTAAAATTAAAGATGCTAAAATATTTAAAGCATCTATAGATAACAATGCAGCGCTAAAGGAAGATGAGCGCATAAGGTCAGTGCCTACATTAGTATTGTATAAAAACGGTAAAGAGATTATAAGATGGGAAGCTGGTATTAATTTATCACTTAGCCATATAGATTATCGTGAGATACAAAAAGAAGTTGACCAGCTAACCGGAGCTAATAAGTTTTAAGCATGAAAAATTTACTTATAACATTTTTTATATCAACCTCAGCGTTTGGGCAGGGATTGTTAAAGTACAGCACGTTGTACACCAGTGTGTACGGAGCATCGCCAATGGAAGCACAGTCAGAGTACTTTGTTTCTCAAGGTGGGGACCTAATGGATATAACCATTGAAAACCCGTTTGATTATAGATATACATTCGGCATTCGCCGTGTAGCTCGTTACGAT